CTACCCTTCAGATGATAAAGATTCAGCTATATTTAAAACTTTTTCCGAGGCTTCTTTTTGAGTTTTTTCGGTCAGATGGATATAGGTTTCTTTAGTAGTTTCAAATGTACTATGCCCAAGTTGTTTTTGGATATATAATGTTGGAACGCCTTCCTCTTCTAAAATTGAGGCATAGGAATGACGAAAATTATGAGGGGAATAGTAAGCGGGTAGTCCGCAAAGTTTCAAAATGCGCCGCATTCTATTTGCGATTTGTTTTGGGGTTTCAGGATATCCTGCATTTTTAGAAAATATAAATCGTTTCATGGCTCCGCCTAGCGCTATATAAAGTTCTTTCTGTTTGATTATTTGCTTCCTAATCAATTCGTAAATATAATAAGATATTTCTATATCTCTAATGCTTCCTTTTGTTTTAGGCGGGAGTAGCTGGTATTTATCCATTTTATTCGTAGGGTTGTATATCGTTTGCGTAATTCTGATGTAGTAGCCGTTTTCTTTTTTTAGCAAAGCATTTTCTTGTAAAGCACATAATTCGCCAACTCGCATGCCAGTATTCACTAGTAAAGAAAAATTTCAAAATCATTACTTAATCCTTGTGTTTTTGCAGTATGCAGAAAAAGGCTGATTTCTTCTCTTGAAAAAATCTTTACTCGCCTATTATTAATGGAGTCTTGTATAGATTGTGCCGTTTCTATTTTTTAGGAAGTTTTGCATATAATGTTGGATCGCGATCGATTAAGTTGTCTTGATAAGCCCTCTTGAATATCATTCGTGCAGCAGAGTGGGTACCTGATATAGTATTCGTAGCATACTTTTCATTTAAGCTATTTAGATAATCTTGATACTGAATAGAAGTGATTTGATTAATTTTTGCATAGCCAAAGTGTTTAGCTAATCGTCGATATTCTATTTCTCTAGGCCGGACAGTGCTAGGTTTATTATTAGAAGCGTAGTCTTTTAACCACTTCAAGGCATATTCATGAAACATAACCGAAGCGTCATTATTAAAATGACCGTGTTTTATTTTCTTTTCCATTTCAGCAGCAGCTTCCACGCAGTCGGATTTACGAGAAAATCCGCTTTTCATTTTTTCTTTTATTTTGCCAGTAGCTGGATCGCGGTATTTAATTCGATATTCCCATTTCCCATTCCTTTTACGATAACTAGCCATTCTAACAACTCCTTTTCGCACGTATGTTCTGTTTTGTTTTAAGTAAAAAAGCTTCTTTAATAGAAACTTTTTTAGCTTTTTAATTGTTAGGGAATTTATAAGATAAGTACGATTCCAATCTGGATACAGTATCTTTAGGAATATCAAATAGTTGGAATATATCTCTATCAAGAAATATAAATTCCGGTCGACTATACTCTTGGATAAATTGCTCAATTTCCAGCTTAAGATTATACAAAACGTATTTATCATTAATTAAAATGAACATACTCAAAATTATTGAAAATAAGTTGTCTCTATTCGCTGGTGAATCGTTTTCTTGAAAGAAATCATGGATTCCCAAAGATTTAAGATGTTTCCATACATACCTATCTTTTCATCAAGTTTAAGTTTGAAACTACGATTACCATGTGCGGATATATTTCTGAATGCATACACCTGATTTAATGCAATTTTAAAAAATCTCTTCTTGTATCTGGAGTAAGATTTGTTTTTTTTCCGATAAAAGCATCTATAATAAGTTGTTTATGTGGGTCTCTTAAGATAGAATACCAATTTCTTATGTTTCCAAAACTGATTGCTTTCGCTGCAATCCAAGGAGGAAGGTTATTTTCTTCATCCATATAGTGTTTAGCCGAAATATCTCTATATCTAATTTCATCTATCGCTTTTTCGACATCCCGTAATTTGCCTTTTTGTCCTTTTGCCGGAGAGTAATTTTTGTCTAATAAATAGCGTTGCTCATTTATTGTGAAACAGTCAGCTACCAAGTTGGAAACTTGAGTTTTTAACTTTTTTTCTACAGCTAAAGTATACTTGAATAGCGTGTTGCATAGACTTAAATCAATCCAATGAAGCTGATATAACATTTCAAAAGTAGTCCCGTCAATGAATTCGTTGTCATATGGAGACTTAAGAAATAAATCTTTATAGCCATTAACTATGGTATAGTAAGAAAATGACTGAATTGCTTCTAAAGCTAAATCTGTATCTTTTATTATGAGGTTGCGCTCTTCTAACAAAGAGAGCTGATCCTCAAAGGACAAATAGGGGTGCTTAGTTGTAATATTATCCATAAACGCAGAAAAAGCCTCCTTCCGATAACGGAATTAGAGACTTTCCCTCGCAGGTCCCCTCGAAAGGAACCCATTTCAGTTAAGTCAATAATACCGTTGTTAGTAATTTTTGTCAATAGATTAGATTAATTTTACTATATCTCCGATGCTTACTTTATCTGATTTTAATTTTATATTCGACAAATCATCTGAATTAACAGAAATAGTATCAAAATGTTTGTTATCTGCTTCTCTTGCCATGGGAGAAGAGGAGAGCTTACTCCTATAAAAAGGTTTTCTTGCTATTGAATATGATTCGTAAACGTTTGTAATTCGTAATTTTTCTTTAATAGGATTATATTGGCCAAGATTTTTTTTAGTATCTGGATCTATTATTTCTATTCCAGGCTCACTAATTTCTATATAGCGGCCTAGTAATTTGCTATCGTTATACCCATCTTGTTCTCCTATATTTATTATAATTCTAGTTTCATCAGGTATTGCAACTACTTTAAATCTTTTCAATTTAAATTCCTCCTAGTTTTAAGGTAATAAAAAACAACGACTTAGCTTTCTTCCTCATCCCACTCCCATCCATTCTCTATAAAGAAAAGCCCAGGGGCTTTCTTTGGTTATTTAAGTAATTTCCTTGCTTTATCATAACTATCTTTCCAGTCATCTACCTTTTTTGTATAACTATCTGCGTCTGGTCCATTTCCATCGCCAGTGCTTATACTCTTCAGTAAGGATTTTTGATCTTCTAGCACTGCTACGGTATTATCCCAAAATTCTATTGCTGCATCTGTAGCGTCACTACTTTTAACTTCGGTAGAGAGTGTATCAGAGTTTTCTTCGCTTTCGTCTATAACGTTTTCTAACACTGTTATTTCTTTATCAATTTTATCAATATCTACATTTTGAATAAGATTGTTTACATTTGCAGAAATGCTATCTTGTCCTTGATCTATTCTATCGAACATTTCTTCAATTAAACCCAGATTACTCTCTTTGTCAATTGGTTCTAAGTCACTTTCTATATCAGATTCATTGTCATCATCTAATACATCATCATAATTATTATCATCGTCATTTCCTGTGACTTCTTCACTCTCTTCTTTTTGTTGCTTTTCTTCATCAGCAATTTTACTAGCTTCTTTGTTGGAATTACTTATTGCGCTAGAATTATCTGCTGTTTTGCAGGCTGCTAATCCTAAACTCAACAACAAAACCCCAAATACCAATAATAATTTTTTCATTTCCATTCTCCCTTTAACATCAATAGTCATATGGATAAAAATTTTTATCTTCCCTAAAAACTTCGATCGTACTTCCAAAATTAATAATGTACTCACCTGTATTATACATTAATCCGTATTTTTCCCTATAGCTTTCTACAGCTTCATGAAGGAACTCTTCTGTGACATCAAGGTATTCAGCTACTTCATAATAAGTAGATAAGCCAAGATCATGACATCCCTTTATTTTATCAAGAGGTATTAAATAATAATGTGCTCGGCGACGAGCGAAAATTTCTTGTTTAACGTTAGCTTTCACTTTTTGATCAATAATATTACCAGAAGTATATTTCCAATGCATAGCTTCTTCCGCCATCGTACACTTCATCTTTTTGCTAGACAATCTACTATCTATGCGCACTGTATTCCCTTTAATGATACCAGCTAACTTTTTAGGTAATCTCTTATCTAATACGAAAGTAATTGCTGGAAAATCTACAGAAATTTTTTCTACTGTAATATCCATCTAAAAACCTCCATTATCTATAAATCATTCATCTCGCTGTGATTTTAAATACTTTATGTATTTTTCAATCTCTAACATTTCTTCTTCCGTTACATCGTCATCGATATGTGCTGCGAGGAGATCACTGTTATCATCTCTTCCTAAAAGATAATCAGTGGATACTTCAAATATTTCAGCAAGTTTTACAATAGTTCCAATATCTGGCTCGTTTCTACCATTTTCTATATGAGAGTATGCACCTCTTGATATTCCTAGTATCTTCGCAATATCTTCTTGAGTTTTTCCGGCTTTATTACGGAGCTTTTTTAGGTTATTACCAAACATTTATTCGCACCACCTTTAAAAAAATAATAGCATAAAACAGATACTAAAAGTATCTAAAATAAAAAAATATACAAAATGTATCAAAAACTATTGACGATACAAAATGTATCGTGTATATTATATGTATCAGATACAAAACGTATCGAAAAGAGGTGATAATATGAGAACTATGTTTAAAGAAAAAAGGAAACAACTGGGTTGGACACAAAAAGAATTAGCAGAAATAGTAGAACTAGCAGAAGTAACTATTAGAAAGCTAGAAAGCGGAGATAGAGATCCAAGCATTTCAACTGCATTAAGGATATCGAGAGCATTGAATGAAAAAGTTGAAAATGTGTTTCCAGATATTTTTTTAGTTAATAATGATACGAAACGTATCGAACTAGACAAACTAACCAAAGTAGGAGGCTAAAACATGAATAAAAGATATTTGAAGAAGCGAAAAAAAAAGATCACTGAACAAATTGAAAGTAATTGACGAAAATGTATTTTTAGATGATTTTCAGCTTTACGGAGTTAGAGAACTTGATATTCATGCAGAAGGAAACGGCTTTAACGAATTGAAGCTAAAAATGGTTATTGAAAAGTCAACTTGGAAATGACCTTTAAAAAATTTTCTGAAAAACGGCGAACAGAAAGGAGAACAAAATGACAAATTTAGTTGTATTACAAAACAATAAACCAGTTACCACATCATTGAATGTTGCTGAAACTTTTGGAAAGGAACATCGACATGTTTTACGGGATTTGGACAATTTAAAGGAGGGTGTCCAAAATTGGGCAGACCTATTTCAAGAAAGCACATACATCCACTCTCAAAACAAACAGACTTACCGAATGATTTACATGAACCGAGACGGATTTACTTTACTAGCAATGGGTTTCACTGGAAAACGAGCAATTGAGTTCAAACTACAATACATCAATGCCTTTAACGAAATGGAAAAAAAGATCAAGCAACAGCTAGATACATCACAGCTTAGCCCAGAATTACAAATGTTCAATCAAATTTTCTTAGCAGCAGCAAACGCTGAAAAAGAAGTAAAAGAGGTTAAAGCCGAAGTTAGTAACTTGAAGCTGATTTTCAACGTCAATGCTAATGAGTGGCGAGAAAAAGTAAAACTGATCTTGCGTAAGATCGCGGCAAATTTTGGGGGAGCAGAACCATTTAAGAGTGTTATCGATATGAGTTATAAACGCTTTGAAAGCCGTGCGCATTGCGACTTAAACAGACGTTTAGAAAACAGAAAAACAAAAATGGCTGCAAAAGGAATGAGTCCAACAGCAATTAGAAAACTGAATAAGTTGGATTGTATTGCAGAGGAACAGCGTTTGATTGAAATTTATTTGACTGTTGTTAAAGAAATGGCGATCCAATTCGGTATTAGATCAAACGATTTAGACAATCTAAAAGTAATTTGAGCGCCGTCTACCACAACGACGCTCGGAGATTGGGGTCATAGGGGAATGACTAACTTTATTATAAACGCTAGAGCAGTAGCGTGCAGATAAAAAAGATACAGAAAGTGCATGGAGGAAACGGAAAATGATGAATACCCAAGTATTAGAGCAATCAGCGTATGTAGCAGATGCGTTGAAAATGATAGATATACCACAAAAAGCATTAGCAGCTGACTTGAATATGAGCAGATCGCAAGTAGGTCATATGACAACAGGCAGACGCAGCATGTCAGTGGATGTGGCTGAAAAAAGTATGCAAGTAATCAACGATTCCGAATACACAACAATAGTCGCTAATGCCTTCACAGGAGGCGCTACACCGCCATTGTTTAACGGAATAAACATCGAACAGAATAATAGGCTAGCTTTCGTAATAAACGTCTTAAATGAGCGGCAAGAAGCTACCACGATCTTGAAAGAAAATTTAGCGCTTCTAGCAAAACCTGTGGAAGTGTTAACACTCGAAGAAAAGCAAACGATCAAAGAAATATTACTTGAATGGGCTGATAGTAATGCGATGAGTTATAACGGCTTAGTTAAGCTAGCTAGCAGCTATGGCTACACAGTCAAACAGTTGTTTAGAGAACGATCAAAATACTGGTTTTCAATGAAATGGCTTAGAAAGTGAGGGATAAAAATGGAATTAAAGCTAGCTTCTGATGATGAAAAATTTCTATTCAAAGTGATAGAACAAACTGCTTATCAAGCTTTTTTAGAGGGAGTGGAGCAAGGTAAGAAAGAAGTATCTTTCCCCCCTATCATAACTAGAAGTGAATTTATGGAAATGTACAGAATTGGCGAAACGTCAGCATCTAACCATATCAACAGTGAAGGCTTTCCGAAAACAAAAATACAAGGAAGATACCCCACATGGGAAGTTATTAAATTTATGAAAGTTAACAGCCCAGAATTGAAGTTGCAAAAAAAGGTGATTTAGGAGGGATTGTTTTGTCAGAAAGAGTATTCGAGAAACAAACAGCATTCGGGCCAAGCAGAATTTACATTAATACGGACACAAAAAGATAGCCAATCCGGCATTCAAGTTTTCTATCGATCTATGTCAGACAGGAGCTAGAACCACGGTGGAATATATGGATGAATTAAAGCAAAAAGGTTATGAGGAGGTAACACGATGACAAATTTAGGACTAGCGCTTTTATTTTGGACATTCATTGTAGGAGCAAGCAGCTACATTGCAGGCAGTGAGATAGCAAGTAAACACTTTGAAAAACGGAGTGATAAACATGTTTGAGGGCTTTTACGGGCTAGGATATTGGTTTATAGGCGCTGCATTAACGATTTTAATGTCTATTTTCTTTCTAATCGCTTTTCTTGAAAGGAATGATCACAAATGAATGAACCGGTAGAAAATCCAATGGTTGTAGATGAGTACTGGGACGATGATATTCAACATTAAGGAGGTGAGAAGGATGGAAAACGTATTTGAAGGAATGCTTGCAAGGGCTCACGAAAATTTGAATCGTTTTGAGCGCAATGAACAAGCTGAAAAAATTAAAAGAGATATTGTTGAAGCGTCACAAAACGGAAGAAGTCATGTGGTGGAGAGGCGTATCCCGAATAAGTTGATTGACGATCTTAAAGAAGAGGGCTTTGAAGTTTATCCATATGCAACTATATGGACGGATGAATTCAAAATCTCATGGGCGTAAAAAAACACTCACTTAGCAGAGTGAGTGCATGGATAAAATGATTTAAATCAATTATAAACGGTTTTAAAAAAATAAGCAATGGAGGGGCTGCTAATGGCTGTAAGTAAGCAACATAAAGCAGAAGTGTTTCGAACACTTAAAAACGTAGATCATGCGCAATGGTTGGAATATAGAAGGAAAGGGATTGGCGGCAGCGATGCAGGGACGATTTTAGGCGTGAACAAATACAAGACACCCTTTGAGCTGTTTATGGATAAGACAGGCGAGTCTATGGTCGAAGATGAAGCAGGAGAAGCTGCTTATTGGGGCAATCAAATGGAAGAAGTGGTTGCGAAAGAATTTGAAAAGCGAACAGGCAAGAAGGTAAGGCGCAGTAACATGATGTATCAACATCCACAATATGATTTTATGCTCGCCAACGTGGATCGTTTTGTTGTTAAAGAAAACGCAATCTTAGAATGTAAAACAGCGAGCACTTATCTTGCAAAAGAATGGAAAGACGATGAAATACCAGCTCAATATCTTGCGCAAGTACAACACTATCTTGGTGTAACGGGTGCTGATAAAGCCTACATTGCTGTATTGATTGGCGGAAATAAATTCATATGGAAAGAAGTTGATCGTGATGACGAACTGATCGACTACATCATACAAGCAGAGCGAACATTCTGGGAAGATCATGTATTAAAGAATATTCCTCCTGCTTTAGATGGTTCCACAGCGGCAGAGGAATACCTTAAAAATAAATATGAACAATCAGAGCAAGAAGTTATCAAACTGAAAAAGAATTATAACGAATTGTTGGAAGAACGGACTGTTTTAGAACGCGATATTAGGCTGCTAGAGACACGGAAGAAAGAAATCGATAATAACATCAAGAATGAATTAAAAGAGGCTGAAACGGGCATAACTGATAAATTTACAATCACATGGAAGCCTATCGTTACTTCGAGAGTGGATACAAAACGATTGAAAGCAGAGCATCCGGAGATTTATACCAAATTATTAAAAGAAAGCAGTTATCGAAAATTTAATGTGAAGGAGAATAAATAATTATGGCAACAAATAACTCGTTAAAAAAAGATGTAGCAACAAAACAAAGTGGTGATGTTGGAACTGCTCAATCACTTGGACTAAAAGGGATGTTAAATGCTCCTACGATGAAAAAGAAATTTGAGGAAATACAGGGAAAAAGGGCACCGCAGTTTATGACTTCACTTTTAAATATCTATAGTAATGATAGCTATTTACAAAAAGCAGACCCTATGAGCATCGTTACGTCTGCCATGGTTGCCGCTACTTTAGATTTGCCAATTGATAAAAATTTAGGTTATGCGTGGATTGTTCCGTATTACGATAAAAAAATAGGCGGTCAAGCTGCACAATTCCAACTGGGATATAAGGGTTATATTCAATTAGCTCTCCGAACAGGACAATACAAGGCCATCAATGTTATTGAAGTGCGTGAGGGTGAGCTGATTAAGTGGAACAGATTAACAGAGGAATTAGAACTGGATTTAGATGCCACAGAAAGTGACGAAGTAATTGGCTATTGTGGTTATTTTAGATTAATAAATGGATTCGAGAAAACAGTGTACTGGACTAAAGCAGAGATTGAAGCACATAAAAAGAAATTCAGTAAATCTGATTTTGGATGGAAAAATGACTGGCATGCAATGGCTAAGAAGACCGTTCTTCGTAATCTTCTAAGCAAGTGGGGGATTTTATCGATTGACATGCAAACAGCAGTCACATCTGACGAAGCCGATCCGCAAGAGCTGAAAGAAGTTACTGACATTAGCGAGCAGGAGATTATAGAAGCGCAAGCAGAACCAGAAGTACAAAACAAGCCGTCTGATACGCTGCCAGAAGGATCGGAAGTTCAAGGATCAATCGTATAAGGAGGTAGACCATGAAAGGCGCATTCCAGATGAGCAGGGAAATCTTTGACAATGATATATGGACCGATGTTATTAAGTTCCGGATTTTCTTCTTTATCGTCGGGAATGCCGTCTTTTCTGAAAAAGGAGTGACGAAAGGCGGCATACAAGTCGGTAGAGGTCAGTATCTAAGATCGTTCAGAAATCTTCGAGAAGATTTAGTTTATTACGATAATAATGCAGAAAAATTTTACGCACTTAGCACGATAAAAGAGAAAATTGATGACTTAGTAAACGAAGAAAGAATCAAAATAACGACTACGAAGCTCGGAACACTTTTTACAGTCTGTAACTACGCTTTATATCAAGATTTAAGCAACTATAGCAAGCATAGCTCCGAACGGCTGCCGAACAGCCACCGAACAGCTGCCGAACAGCTGCCGAACAATAATAAGAATGTAAAGAAAGATAAGAATGATAAAAAAGATAATAATACACGTCGAAACAAGTTCGACGACACGCATCTTTCTTTAGCTAACTTATTAAATAGTTTAATTCATCAAAATAACGAAGAAGCAAAGCAACCAGATATAGAATCATGGGCTAATGATTTACGAATTATGATCGAACAAGATAAGCGTGATTCAGAAAAAGTAAAGAACGCTATCATATGGTCCCAAAAAGATGATTTTTGGAGCGGTGTTGTCTTATCGCCTAAGTCTTTAAGAAAGAACTATGACAAGATGGCTGCACAACGGAATAGAGATAGCCAACCAACCTACAAACAAAATGGCAGAAAAGCCTATGAACCCGATTGGCTAGACAAAGAGCCGGAAGAAATTACAACCAAGCCAGCTGATCCTAATTTGAATCAGCAAGTAGAAGAAATCAAGCGGAAACTTAGAGAGGGGCGAGAGCATGTATCTAGCGGAAAACAAACGTAAGCAGTTAGAAGTATTGGAGCAGTTAACAGACGATAGTCTGACTGATACAGATAGAACAGTATTACAAGATAGACTAGTGGAATTGGAAAATGAGCGGACCAAGTTTCGATTGATCAAACAGAAAGAAGAAATCATCCGATCAATCACATTAGTGACTAATTTTGAGTATTTGACAGCCAAAGAAATTGCAGAGATCAAAAATAAAGGGCTAAACAAACGAGATATTGCACGATACTTTAATGTAACGATTGGAGCGGTCGGGAGACGCTTCAAAGAAGAGGAAAAAAAGATAATTTTTTACTACAATCCGACACAAGAGAAACTGAACAAAAAGATGCTACTGGATGCAGACGTATGACGCTCGCAGAAGAACGTAACCGACGCAGGAAGATTTGGGAGGCAAGTATAAGCGAGTTACAGAAGAAGCGGTATAAACGCCGATTAGAGCGTTTGAGGAGGAAAAATTGAAGGAGGAAAAGTAGATGCCGGGAATGATTTCAAAACAGCCAAACGGTTTATATTGTAGGATTTCAACAGTTGTTGAAGCGCCAACAGATTGGGACATGACAAAAGAAGAGTTACGAGCGCTATTAGTAGAACACATGTCATTAGATAGCAGCAATCAAACTATAGACGATTGGCTATCAAGAAAGGAAGTCGATTTTGAAGATACGTTATTAGAGCTCGGGCGCTTAAATATGACCTGTGAAGAAGCCAGAGAATGGCTCGTCAGTGTTGGATATGAAAAAGTAGATGAGTTTATGACAGAGCGGTCATATCGATGGGAGGAAGAGGCGGAATGAACACGAAGGGATGGGAACCACAAATTAAGGAAGCGGCAGAACATATTAAAGCAGCAATTGAATGTCTTGATGATAAGAAAATAGCGTATGAAACATACGATGATCGCATGAAGCTATCACGGTTTAGGCACGCTATCAATGATGTATTTGGATTAGCAATGGTTACTAACATGTATTTGGCAGAAACAAGACGTCACAAGGAAGAAGTTATTAAAATAGAAGCCCAAGACGAGCGGAAAAAGGAACTGGACAGACTGATGAATAAAACGAAAGAAGAAAGCGAGGAAGCGTGATGATGAATCGAGTAGTGCTAGTCGGCAGGCTGGCAAATGATCCAGATTTAAAGTACACCCCAAACGGTGTAGCAGTTGCGACATTCAGACTAGCAGTAAACAGACCGTTTAAAAATCAAAATGGCGATCAAGAGGCAGATTTTATAAATATCGTTGTTTGGAGAAAACCGGCCGAGAATGCGGCTAATTATCTTCGAAAAGGAAGCCTAGCAGGTGTAGATGGCCGAGTACAAACACGAAACTATGAAGGACAAGACAGAAAACGCGTTTATGTAACAGAAATCGTTGCAGAAAGCGTTCAGTTCTTAGAACCAAAAAACAGCACAGGAGGATCGTATGACGCTTCTAATCAAAACGAGGGTAATTATTCAAACCAAACAAGAAACGAGCCACAACGTGCTAATTCAAGCCAGAATAACGATCCATTCGCTAATGACGGTAAGCCGATTGATATTAGCGATGACGATCTACCATTTTAGGAGGTAAAGCATGAATAAATTTGAAGTTCTAAATAGGTTAGTGAAAGAGATACGAGAGGAATATCCAGACTGGTCGTATTTCCATATGCAAATAGAAGATACAACTTATTCAGAAGAAAATTATCAGAGGTTGAAAAGCAGTGTGCTTACAATGATGTTCAATGCAGAAGTTTTCTAATTAAACCAGGGGGAGTGACTACCATGACGATAAACAAAGAACTCGAAATATTAAGCAAACGAAAATTAGAAGTGCAGCACATGATCAACGCTATTGCAGAAGTAACCAATATACCGCTAGGGGACTTAGTTTATATGGAGGATGAAGAGATTGAGAGCAAATACACGGCGTATGTCATCAACGAGACAACCGAATATGCAAAATAGCTATGCTAACCGCGGCATGACGTTCGAAAGATTGATAGAAAACGCATGTGAGATTTATCAGATCAAGAAACTGGCTATTATTCAAAAGTTGCCGACGGATTGGAAAATAATTCGGAATGGCGCTCAAATAACGGGCGCTTTCCCGAATAAAAAATCTACAGTGGACTTCATGGGCGTACTTAATCCAGGAATGGCAATAGTTTTTGAGGCAAAAGAAACGAAAGCAAAAAGCTTTCCATTCAAAAATATCCACGATCATCAAATAGAGTATCTCAAAAGCGTGCGTAAAATGGGCGGACATGCCTTCATTTTAATTAATTTTGTTGCAGTAGACCAAATATATAAGATCGACATAAAAACGTTTTTAGAACTGTATGAGGGCGCTGTGCAGAATGGTAGAAAATCCATTGCATTGAAGGACATCGAAGAAAAAGCGGATAAAGTACCAACGCTTAGCGGAATACCTGATTTTTTAAACGCATTATAGACAAATAAAAAAAGCCGAAGTTCCCTCCGACTGGCCAAGTCAATTATAACATGGGGGAATGGATATGAATACTCTTTTTGATCTACCACAAGTTGATAAAATCGACTATATCAAAACGGTTCGAGCGCTAAAAGACTTTTTCAGAAAGTATAAAGCATTACGAGTGATGGCTGGTGAACGTAAATTCCCTACGCTTACTACCACATACACGATCACACCGCCAAATTTTAGCAACGAGTTCCATAGCAAAGTGGAAGAAGCTGCTATACACAATGTAGACAACGTACACGCTGCGCAGGAAGCTGTTAAAAAGTATGATGTGATCATCAACCAACTGGAAGCAATCCACCGCAAAATCATCTTAGAAGGCTTCCTACACAATCAGCAAGATGTAGACATCATGATTGATATTCCGTATGAAGTAGCACAATACAAACGAGAGAAGAAAGCAGCAGTGATTGAATTAGCTACAACATTAGATATTGAAGTGCTGAAATAGCCTATCCTTTTGGGTAGGTTTTGTTGTATTCTAGAAAAAGGAGGGAAGAATATGAATTTTAATATTGACTTAGGTAATATTGTGATAGCTGTACTATCTGCTATATTTGGGATGTTTTCAGTATTCTTAGCATATAGAGCTATTGAATCGACAGATGCTCCAAAACTGGGGTTAACATCTTCTCAATTTAGATATTCCATAAAACCAGGTGATGACAGTCATGTAAAAGTTACAGTTAAAAATGTAGGGAGCGAATCTGTTTGTCAAGGGTATCTTATCGTAAGAATATGTAAATCAAATTTTATATTAAAAGGATGGTTTTCGATTCGACAAAAAGAATATTTTCAAAGTGATGCATTTTATGATTTGGAAATCGGTAAAAGTCATGACTTTATAATAAAGTATAATTATCCAGATGAAAAATTTTATTTAAAACATTTTCTTATAACTCAAGATTACTTTGGCGCTAAATATAGGTGTGAAGTTCCTAGTACAGATAAGCATGGTGAACTTCTTGACTATTGGACAAAGCCATTTAAAAAGTTAAGATTTTATAGTATTAAATGGCGATTAAAATATATTTGGTATAGGTACATGGCAGTGAGACAGGGGAACACTAAATCAGGAAGATCAAAAAAAGAATTCCAAAATAAACTAAATGAAGCTAAAAAAAATATCAAGAAATGATACTTTTTAGATACTTTTAGAGAGGGAAACCATGATATTATGGTATTGTCCATTATTGGATACTCCTTCCTTCCCGTTCATGCTATGCATGGGCGGGTTTTAGGTTAACATTGTTTTATTACGCATAAAGGTTTATATTAAATTTTAAAGGGGGAGATTTAGTTGCAATATATGTTGACACTTATAGTATCTGGCATACCTGGCATTTTTTCTTATTACTACTTAAGTAAAAAAATTTGGTATATCATTCAAAAAACGAAAAAAGTGATAAGGTTTTATTATTGGGTGCAATGTCTTTAGTAAATGTAGTGCTAATTTTACTTGTTTTTGGATCTTATAAAGTAGGTTTAAATGGAGTACTGATAATTAGAGACTTTACTATAACTGATATTTTTATACTATTGATAACATCAGTTATAGTAACAGTTATTTTGACTATATTTATTTATCCGTGGTTAGCAAAAAAAATAACAAGCTTTACTAATAAAAACACAGATATTTCTATTTCAAATAAAAACTTAATAGAGACTATTTATGAGAAAAAAGGTTGTACAAATTGTTATGCATATATCTTCACTCTTGATAACGTTTTTATAGAAAGTGGTAATTTTAAAGGTTGGTCTCAAAATAAATTAGAAATTGCCTTAGCTGGGGAGCGCGGCTTCTCTAAATCTATAAATAAGTTCAAATATCAAGATATACTTAACTACATAGAAAAAAGTCCCGATGATTGGGACTGTATTCTATATTTAGATAAAAATATAAAAATTTATTTGGAGAAAGTAAATTAGAGAAAATGTTTTTACTTTTTGTGTGGTGGCTCTACGTTTCTAGTATTAATAACTGTGCTTTCATTTGCTCTTTGTGTTCTTGGATCATTATTGTTGATGCTCCGTTGTTCTTTTCGAGGCGCGGATTTTCTTAAAGGTTCTAGTCTATTGGTTTTTTTTGAATCATTTGGCATTGATATAACCTCCTAAAATTAATTGTCAAACAGATAACTAATTATAACATAATACAAATTCTAAATGAAAATCATTAGTTTATTAAATATAAAAAAGGGTGACAATTATGGAATTAAAAGAAATCGAAAACAAAATAAGTGAAATCATAAGATTAATACATTATGAAGAGAACAGGCAAGAACGCATTAAAGAACCATTGAGTCGAGTCAGTTCTGAAAAGCTGGTATCTAATTACTACAAAGAGCTAGAAGAATTAAGAAATAAGCGAAATATTTTATTAAAGGACCAATAACGGTCCTTTTTATTTTGGAGGAAATTATGAACTTTGAACACATGATCGGCAGAGATACCGAGAAAGGCATTATTATTACCGATCCAAAGGAGGAACTAAAACATGCGACAAGTCATAAAAGCAACCATATCAGAAAGAAAATGTAAAGGGCCATATTAAAATGTAGGAAAAGGGCCATCGAAAATGTAGGTACATGACAAATCTGATATTCTTTTTCATGAAACTATCCAAGGAGAGTGAATCATGAGAAAAGATGTCTTAGAAGGAGTGTTACTACACATTATGAATGAAATTCATCCTAATTTCGCAGCCCTTGCCAAACAATATAATTGTGATTATCGAACGGTTAAACGCTATTATGAAGCTGGATTGACGGGGGATTTAGATAAGCTTAGAGAGAGAAAACCTTCGGTCCCTCCTTTGCTTCATGGTTTTGAAGAAATTATTCGTGATAAATTAGAATTAAATTGTTCGGCAGCTTCTATCTTTTATTTCTTAGGTAAAAAAGGTTATAAAGGGAGTTATACAACGATTAAACGTTATTGTCGTAAATACCGGGAAGAAAAAGTACAAAAAGCAACGATTCGTATTGAGACCACACCCGGTCTTTCTGCTCAAGTAGATTGGAAAGAAAACGTTAAAATGGTTAGCCGAGACGGTGAAGTGTTTTATTTCAATATTTTTCTCTATATTCTTGGTTACTCAAGAATGAAGTACTTAGAGCTCACTTTTGATCGAACACAACCGACGGTTTTTCAGTGTTTAGTCAATGCCTTTGAATATTGCGGAAACGGTATTCCTCAAGAAATTTGGTTTGACAATATGAAAACCGTTGTCGACCGTAGTAAGAGTCAATTCACACAAACTGTTTTCAATGAAAAATTCCGGCAATTTGCGAAAGATGCTGGATTCCATCCGATTGCTTGTCGTCCTTTTAGACCCCAAACAAAAGGGAAAGTGGAAGCATTAGCCCGAACAGTTGAGCGTTTAATGGTCTTTAATTATGAATTTACAGATGTACAAGAGTTAAAACAGATCATATATGAATTGATGCAAGATCTGAATGGCTCCGTCTCACAAGCCATCCACAACAAACCGACGGTTTTACTAAAGGAAGAGCTTCCCATACTAGCTCCCATCCATCGTTTAGAATTGCTCAGCTATGTTTCTAGAAATAAACGTCTACTGAGAAAGGTATCGATGGAGTCCATGGTTCAATATCAAAATGCTAAATATTCTGTTCCTGTTAAATATATTGGGAAAGAAGTGACGTTAGATATTCGTAGGGACAATCTATTTGTTTGGTATGGGGATAAATGTATTCGAACCCATCCTATAAGTGAAAAGCGCTTAATTATCAACGCGAAGACTCGCTTGAAATTTTGCGTTCCGATGTATTTAAATATTTAGAAGATGAAGAATTAGAGCGATTTGTCGATGATAATTTACATGCATATGACGATCTATAAGGAGGAAATGATGTCCCATTACCATCAATTGTTAAATCAACTAAACGAATTGAATTTATCTTGCATGAAAGAAAATCTACCTGCCCATTTAGATGAGGTTGCCAAAAGTGATAAATCGCTTGTAGACTCTTTATTCGAGCTCACCCAACAAGAAATTAGTTATCGTAAAAAAGAAAGTCAAAAAAAGGTATTAAAGCGTGCAATGTTCCCCTACCACAAACGACTCCATGATTTCAATTTTGATTTTCAACCAAGGATAAAAAGAAGGAAATGCAGGATTTATTAACATTACGCTTTTTAGACACATATGACAATATTCTCTTTATTGGAAATAGTGGTGTTGGAAAGACCCATTTAGCCGTTTCAATTGGATTAGAATGTATCGATCGTGGTTTAAGTTGTTTGTTCATTACGAGCACTGAATTAGTGAATCGTTTGATCCGCGCTCACAAGCGCGGAACTAGCGAAACGATGCTAAAAAATATTCGGGTTATTCGGTGTTGATTATCGACGAAGTCGGCTATTTACCTTTCTCCAAAGAAGGTTCCAACTTACTTTTTCAGCTGATTAATATGCGGTATGAAAGAAAATCTACGATTGTTACAACCAATATCCCACTATCCCAGTGGTCCGAAATATTTGGAAACAAGAAGCTTACCAACGCGCTACTGGACCGGTTGGTCCATCACTCTAAATTGATCCAAATTACGGGGCCCTCTTATAGAATGAAGAGTTATAGCGAAAACAAAGAGGTGAAATCGTAAAAACGTTTAAACGATTTTCACCTACATTTTCAGTGGCCTAAAACCAACATTTTAATATGGCCCTTGACAATGAAAGAAAATATAAGAACAATTAATTTAGAGGATGCACTACAAGCTATTATTGATACGGATGTTCGTCAATATAATTTTAAAGGAGAAAGTAATACACATACCTCTTTTATCATTGATGACATCAATGATGAAAAGCAATATTACGCAGATCCTCATTTTTTAAGTGCCACCGGCGATGGGAGAGATGATGGAAATATTGTCGGGTACCTTATGTTAGCAGTCAAAAAATTAAAACAAGAGATTGATGCACTACAAGCTAGTTAATAGCTTTTATTTTTCAGGAAGGAGGGAAACTCATGCAAAACGATTTACAAATTACATTTAATTATCAACAAGTTTCGCAGCAATTAAGTCTAAGAATTGCACAGCTTGAAGTAGAAAAAGCAGAACAGTCTGCAATCGCAGCAGCGTGGCAACAAAAAGCACAAGATTTGCATCAAGAATTAGAAGCGAAAAAAGACCAAGCCGAATAGGCTTATTTTTATAGGGGATGATTAAATGAAGAAAGCCTGGGTAAAAATCAAATTGCAACTATATGATAAGCCATATAAAGAGTATTTGAGTATTCTTTATTTATTACAGGTTAGTTTATTCAGCATGGTTACTGGCGGTTTCTTAATCGTCAAAGGCGATGAAATTATTGAGCAGAGTAAAACCTACAAATTAATGGCAAACCTCATGACAATGGATACATGGGGTTTTTTGTTTGTGATCAGTTCTGTTTTGATCTTCATTGCAGCATTTCAAGAAACAAAGGCTAAATTTATCAATATGCTGATAGGAGGACTTATCGGGGTGTTTGTCCTCTTTTTATATGCAAGTGCAAGTGCTGAAAGTCAAGCGACACAGCTATGGCCTATACGCTACGGATTAAGCGCTTGTTTTAATCTATTTGTATCAATCGCAGGAGGCTGGGAGTTATGGAGGATGAAAAAGATAGAAAAAGATATGTGACCCGGCTCGATCTTTTAGAACATGGCGATAAATTAAAAAAAGAGATCAGAACCGAAATCAAGGAGGTTGATAAAAATGTAGACGAACTGAGGGAAGATATGGGCGAGCTAAAAGATTTAGTATTACCAATTTCAGGAGCTTTACAACAAATTGTAGATAATACTAAAGAGACTGCCGTATCTTTAAAAGGAGTTATCGAAAAGCAACAAGCACATGATATTGAAATGGCAGAGTTTCGAATTTCCAGCAAACAAAAAGGAAATAAGCGAGAAGGAAATACAACAATAATCGTGGCGATCATTGGGGGTATTTGTACCATAATCGGAACAATGCTCACGGTTGCACCACTAATTTGGCATTAGGAGGAATAATAAATGAATAAAATCAATTGGAAAGTAAGATTTCAAAATAAAGTGTGGGTAGTCGCTTTGATTGCGGCTATTTTCTTTGTGGTACAAGCGGTGTTATGGGTGTTCAATATCGAATGGGACTATAACGACCTATTACAGCGCATCATTACCGTGGTTACCGGAGTGTTTGCTGTAGTAGGCTTAATTATTGATCCTACAACCGCAGGAAGCAAAGATAGTGACTTAGTGATGAAAAGAAAGGATGATAAATAATGACAAGTTATTATTATGAAAGAAGCTTATCAAATGTAAACAAATTGGCAGTAAATACAAAGGCAGCGGCTAAAAAGCTACTGTCTTGGGCGGAAAGCAACGGTATTGAGGTTCTTATTTACGAAACGATCAGAACTAAAGAGCAACAAGCTGCTAACGTAGCGAGCGGAGCAAGCCAAACGATGAAGTCCTATCACCTAGTTGGCCAAGCGATGGACTTCGTAATGGCAAGCGGTAAAACTGTTGATTGGAGCGGATACCGTTCTGCCAAAGCTAAAAAGTTTGTGGCAAAAGCTAAGGCTTTAGGTTTTGAATGGGGCGGCGATTGGAAAGGTTTCGTGGATAATCCCCATTTACAGTTTAATTATAAAGGTTATGGAACTGATCCGTTCACAGGTAGCCCTGCAAGCGGCGGAAATGGTAATTCCAGCAAACCAGATACAAGTGGTTCTAGCTTAACGCTTGTTGGGTACATGGAAGCTAATAAAATGGATAGTAGCTACAACAATCGTGCCAAATTGGCGAAGAAATATGGAATTGCAGGATATAAAGGAACAGCGGCACAAAATATTAAATTGCTAGCATTGCTTAAAGCAGATAAGCCACACACACCAAAAAGCAATTACTATACTAGCAATCCTAAAAAAGTAAAAGTTATTACAGACAGCGTAGGAGCTTATAACAGTACAACGTTTACCGATAAGACGATGACAGGTGGACGGTATAAAAAAGGAACTGTGTTTACGATCACAGGTATTAAAAAAGATAAGCACGGCACACCTCGACTTGTAACAAAATCGGGATTCTTGATCACAGCAAATAAAGAATACGTTAAACAAGTTTAAATAACCAAAAAGCCCACTCTCGGTTTGAGGGTGGGTGTACATATTTAATGAAAGTAAGTATTATTATTGCCATACATTAAACAAAAGTGTAATATTATAATAAAAGGGAAAAGAGGAGTTAATAATGGCAATAGGAAGTATTATTACTGCAAATGATATCAATAGAGGCAGCGGAGATGCTGAACTAATTTTTAGAGGTATTACGAATGTTTTTCCAGTATTATCAATACCCTCTTATATATCATTTTCAGTTGGATTTTCATTATCTGGAGCAGACTTGACTAAGAATAATTTACTTAGAATAACAATAGAGAGTCAAGATTCGAGGGAGGAAATTACAATATTTGAAAATAATATTCCTGCCAATAGCCTCATTGGTAGTCCTGAGGAAAGCGATAGCATGTCTTTAGGTGGAAATATGAACATGAGGAATGTAGTTATTACAAATATAGGATTACATGATGTGAAATTGAAGCTTAACGAGGAGCTTATCACTCAAACACCCATTAGAATAGTTATTAATGAAAATGTTCAGTAGGTGAATGCTAAATGACTGAACATAATGAAAATAATATTTTTACATTTGATAATCAAAATCAGCAAATAGAATTGGTAGAATCCGTTAAACAAGTGAATAATTCTAATCAAATAATGTTTACCACAATTGACCCAATGGGGAATAAAGTGAACTTAATGAGCTACACTTTTCATTATCATATTATTGGAGATCATGTGGACAGAAAATTTTTAGAAGAAGAGACTAACTTTAACATTATACCTAAGGTTATCGAGAATCCTAGTGTTATAATGGTTGACAAAGATTACGATAACAGATTAGTATATATAGCCACGCCCTCAATGAAATTTAAAGAGGGCAAGAAAATAACAGGTCTTCATATCGTTACTGAACAATCTAGCATACAAGAATATAATATTGTGACTGTGAGAAATCAATCTAGAATATCGCAATTTGAAGATGGGAGAGTGATTTATAATGTATTTAATACCTAACAAAGAGAATTTAAATTCCAAATTCTCTGTTTCGTATGATCAACAATATGACATACTTAGGGTGACAAATAAAACTCCTGCTATCTCAGATTTCATTGAATTAAATAATAAAGTTTATCTTGTAGTAGACGAAACATTAGAAGAAGTAATTGGAGCAGAAGTGGTTGGTTTTTTAAAGAGTGTTGACACACTTAATAAAATAGAAAATATTAATTTCCCAAATCTTAGGAAAACACTTATTTCTTTATACAATCAATTAATCTAACCCACCACCCGGTGGGCTTTTTTATTGCAATCAATTAGGTCTAAGTACCTAAAAATTACATATCTCTGTATACAGAAATTGTAAATTTACATCATTTTTTAGTCGTTTAGGATGAAATATGGGTCGTTTAGGATATTAAACACAAAATGAACTGCTTTTTTGTTAAAATTATTACATAGACTGATCAGTCATATTTTTTAAAAAGAGAGGTTCAACGTATGAAAACAATCTATAAAATAGCATCCATCTTAGCTGTATGTTTACTTGCATTTGCAGTTATTCCATGGCAAGCATCTGCTGATGAAGTGAAAACACCTAAAACCGAGGAATTAAAAGTAACTAACCAAAAAGAATTAGACGCCCTATTAGCACAGTATAAAGAAATAGCTGCAAAATATGGTTATTTATTTGACGGGACACCTATGTTTAATGATACAATTGGACAAGCTAATTTTCCTACTTTGAGTGAATTTGAAGCTAGTTTACAGCCAGTTGGAGAAGAAGTCGAAACATCTGACAATGGCCAAATTCCATTAGTTGCTTTAGCTTCAGTAAGTAACGGAACTAAAACTTATAAAAAAGTTACAAAAATGCCTGTGTTTAGTTTTATTTCAACTGTCCACAAATATGCTAAAGTAACTAGGAAAAAAGGAAAAGTTACGAAAGTGAAAAAATGGTCAGAGGTTACTGGCTTAAATTATCCGATCAAGATGACGCAAACAAAAACATGGCACAAACTGAATAAAGCAAAAACACACGGGAAAGCGTATTTTAGATTTAAAAAATATAAATATATTATTCCTGGGTACCCGGATATTGGTTTTGTTAGCTATGTAACGGGTACTCCTGTAAGCTTTTAA